ATAACCACCTCTTTCAACTAATTCTTCTGTTATCTTAAACATTGTCTTAGTTTCTTTAGATATTGGCTTAATAGCCTCTAATATATCCTCTGCTGAACGATAATTGTAATTACCGAATTTGTTTCTTTGTCCTTTGTGAACGTGCAAAGTTGTTTGTATCAACTGTAGTTTTTCTAAAATGTTCATAATTTAATCTGCTATTGGTTTATTTAATATTTCACTTCTTACTATTCTTCTGTAGTCTGCTGGACAATCTTCATCAGATAACTCCAAGACATACCTTTCCAACTCTTTAACTCTCTTGTCTAACGCTTCTATACGTCTATACTGAAAATCTATTAATTCTTTCATCTTCTATTGTTTTTTTTGTTAATGTAAACCTGTTTCCAATCTTCTATTAAATCTAATATAATAGGACTTTTTGTTTTTCTGTAGTCAGAGTGTAGTTGTAATATATGCTCTCTTACTCTGCTTGCTGATTGTAATTTACTCATCGTTAAATAATTTATATTGTGATTCATCTAATTCTTCTAACTCTTTTATCTTCAACTTAAAGTAATCACATTTAGACTTTAAGTTTTCAATTTGTTTCTGGTGTTGTTGTAGTAATAATCTGTATTCAAACAAATCCTTACTCATAATTCTTATATTTATCTGTCATAGTTAAATAAAACTTATAATCTTTAGATAACTTTAAACTTAAATAGTCATTCATTACATTAGTTCTCTTAACACCTCTTGGTAAGCTATCTATAAGCTGAGCCAATCTTTGTATTAATAGTTTCTTCATAATTTCTATTTTAAACTATTTAATATCTCTCTTTGTATTCTTTGCTTATTATATTTATTGTCAAAACTTTCTGTACTTGATAGTAACCAATATATCCCTTGAAAGAATCCTAATACTGCTGATATTGGTGCAAATATAAAATATAAAATACCTCTACCAATTTGTCCTACATAGAATTTGTGTACTCCAAATCCTCCTAAAAATAATGCTAATAATGCGTAAGTGTTCTTGTTTTTCATTTTTACTTGTTTTAAATTGTTATTGTTTTACTCTACAAATCTAAGGCTTTATTTCTTATTAATTGTTAAAGAAAACTTAAAAAAGTGTTAAAATTATCCCCATTGATTTGCAATAGCTTCTGCCATACCCTTAAATGTTTTACTTCTTAAAGTTCTACGTTCAGCAGGTGTTTTTGCATTTTTTAAAGCATCAAAATACCATTTAGGCTGTTTCTTTTTAACACCTTTTTTACTTGTAAACTCTATAAACTCACCTTTTTCTACAATGTTTGTTGACTCTAATAAAGGTAAGTTCTTTAACCAAAAACAAGTGCTTTTACTTGCTTTATCACCAAACATCCAGGGATGTACTATTTGGTCTGGCTTTCTTATTTGACTACTTATTACACTAACAGGATTTTCAATAGCAATTTTATCTATTGGTGCATCCATTAATTTTTGCACAAATTCTAATGCTTTTGCCTGGTTTTCCCAACGTTCAATATTTTTAGAACCATCTTTGTTATACAACCATCTTGCACCACTTACAGCTAAAAAAGTACAAGGTGGGTGTGCTATCATCATATCCCAACCTTTATTTATTACTTCAAAAACATCTTGTTGGTAGTGCCATTCGGGATGCCCACCACTACAAGGTAGTAAATCACAGCTAAATGCTTCGTGTCCTAATTTTCTAAACTCTTTTGTAATTGCCTGGCTTTCTTCACAAGCTACTAATACTCTCATATTTTTTAATTTAAGGTGTTAAAAGAATAATAACTCTGGTTTCTTAATATAGTTATCAGTATCAAAATAAATACTTTCATTAAATAAATGTATTCTCTCTATTCTATGAAGAATAAGTTGTTTTACAAGTCTAAACCTTTGATTAGGGTTAATACATCTAAACTTAACAGCTTTACCTAACCTGTGTGCGCTATCTGTATTTAATCTAATCTTATCTGCATAAGTCTTAGAGGTGTAACCCAATTCTATGAATGCTTGTAACCTTTCTTTTCTTAATGCTTCATCTAATATAAACACAGGTTCACTTTCCATAAACATTTTACCACTACCTAACTTATCTGGACTATCGAACATAGACCATTTAAGCACTTTTAAGCCTTCTGTATCCATTTCTTTAGTATAAGCATCTGTATAGTCTACTTCGTGCTGATACTTGATTAAATCCTTTCTTTTACTGTACCAACTCATAAGTGTTATCTATCTATTCGTTCTCTAACATACTCTTTCTGCTTTTGCTCTAAATAAGCTATTTCTCTTTGCAGATAATCTAATGCTTTACGCAAGTCTTGTAATTCATCATCTTTTTTACCTGCTCTTGCTACGTATTTGATTATGTTTCCTTTGTTAAAGTTAAGTGCGTAATCTTTACATACATCTATAATATCGTAATCTTTACCTGTTTCGTAATGTAATTGTGTACTTCTCATAATTTGCTTGTTTTTAAGTATGCTACAATAAATAGCACTACTAATATTATTAATACTGTTTTCATAATTCTCTCAAATATTCTCTTATTCTTGACTCACTTAAATTAAGCACATAAGCAATATCTTTAATAGATACATTATACTTTGATTTTAATAAGTTAGCTTTATTAGCTTTTTCCTGTGTTTCTGGTTTTACAATCTTTGTGTATTCTCCTGTTGCAGAGTTCCAATTTGTTCCTTTCATTTTATTTGTTATTAATATTATTGTTTTACTTTACAAATCTACAACTTATTTCCTTAATAAAAGCTAAGAAAACGTTAAAAAAGTTTTTTTATTGAAGCAAGACCTTCTTTTAGCACATAACTATACTTTGTTATCTTACTGTTTTTATTGAAGTCTGTTGTCTTAGGACACTTAAAAGGTATTGGATTACTATTTAAAATAACACCTATATTTTTAGTTATATTAAATATGTATATCCCTTTTTCATCTGTAACAACATAGATGAATATTTTGTCTTTTAATTGAGATGACTGGTAGTTCTTAAACAGTTTAAGGCATTCTATTAGCTTATCACTATAATACTTTCTTCTGTTCTTTATCTCAACAATATAATTACTATCTTCAGCATCATAGGAACTAAAACTATCCTTACAAAGAATAAGATTAGTTCCATAGTTACTGTTTATGAAATCTATAGTGGATTTCTCATTCATTATAATTACATTAGTACATTAATTACTGTGTCTTGATATAGAGCCAAGTTTTGAGTTCTCACTATGAGTTATCCATCTAATATTACTTAATGTATATCCATCATTTGAGTTTATTCTATCTATACTTGGAGATAATTTTCTATCATACCCAGATTTAACCCAGTTGTCATAAAGTTTATTAAAATATTCATTATTAATTGACCATTCATAAAATAAATCTCTATCCAAAATATCTAACCCCTTGTAAATATGCCTCTTAACATAACCACGAACTCTCCTGTTCATATTATTATAAGTAAGCATTAACTTACCTTTCTTTGTTTTCCAATATTTTCTGTTATTAGAATTTATAGCATTTGCTCTTTCTTCTTTTGTTTTGTATTTTTTATTCGCCATTATCTTAAAGGGTATTTAGTTTCTTTGTAGTCTTCTAATATCATAGGAACTGCAATAGCTTCTTTACCACCTATCACTACACCACACCCAATAGCAGGTTTTAACCCTGCCTTAGCATAACCAAAAGCATACTCTTCGTGATTAATACCACAACCTACTTGCATACCAAATATTCTATTGTTTCTACCAACAACGTACTCTACATAAAGTTGTGTATGTAAATGACCTTGAACCATAGACTGTAAATCCTTTTTACATTTAGTCCTTGCAGTACCACCTTCTCCGTGAGCATAAAGCACACCATCCACCTCTAACTCTGTATGGAAATTCCAAGTAGGAACTTGCAACACTTCATTATAATCCTTAATCCATTCTCTTGGGATGCCACCTGTTTGAGCCTTACGCATTATAATTCTACTATGATTACCTATAATTACATCTACCTCTGGAAAGTGCTTGTAATATCTATTAAGCCTTTTGATAGCTAAAGACAACTCATCTCCACCACCCATACCATTAGCATCTGTTTCGTGATAT